ACTATTCCATCGGGTGCTACATTACAAAACTGTGGAACAGCCACAGGTTTTGGTTTATCTTTTTGTACAACAACAAAAACATCCCCTTTTACAGCTACAGCAGGAAAAGGTTTTTTTATCAACACAGGCTCGGCAGTTACAGTAACTTTACCGGCATCACCTTCAACGGGAGATGAATTAATTGTTGTCGACTCAACAGGTCAAGCATCATGTAATGCAATTACACTTGGTAGAAACGGATCTAAAATAAAAGGTGGTTGTCAAGATTTACTTATGACCACAGATAGAGGTGGATTAAGAATAGTTTATTCAGGTTCATCACAAGGTTGGGTTACAGCAACAGCAGGAAATGATGCAAGTATGCAACCTGCTTTTATAACGGCAACTGGTGGAACTGAAACAACATCAGGTGATTTTAAGATTCATACATTTACAGCAGACGGAACTTTTACCGTATCTCAATTAGCAGTAGCACCAGCCAACAACAAAGTTTCTTACATGGTGGTAGCGGGAGGCGGATCAGGAGGTCCAGCAGGTAGCACTGTATCAACAAGTGGAGGCGGAGCAGGTGGTTTTAGAGAGGGTAGAAATAGTCCAGTAGATTCTTATACAGCTAGTCCATTGGCAGCAGCAGATTCAGGTTTAACAGTTACAGCTTCGGCCTTTCCAATCACAGTTGGAGCAGGAGGAGCTGCAGGTTCAGTTCCTACTCCACAAGCAAAAGGAAATAATGGGGCAAATTCAGTTTTTAGCACAATAACTTCTGCTGGAGGAGGTTTTGGAGTTGGAGGTTGGATGCCAGCACCGTCAGGATCAACACAACCTGGTGGACCAGGAGGATCAGGTGGTGGAGGTGGAACAGATTTAAACGGGTATGGAACAGGAAATGCTCCTGGTGGAACAGGAAACACACCCCCAGTAAGTCCTGCACAAGGCACTAATGGAGGTGCGGGTGGTTCAGCTTTTGACATCAATGGTGGAGGCGGAGGTGGAGCGACTGCTGCCGGAGCTAACGGTAGTCCAGGACCAACAAATGGAAATGGTGGAGCAGGAGCAACAACAAGTATTACAGGCTCACCAACAGCTTTTGCTGGCGGAGGTGGTGGTGGAAATGGTACATCAGCGTCTACAGGAGGAACTGGTGGAGGTGCAAACGGAGCGGTAAAATCTGCAGGAACAACTGCAAATAATGGAACAGCTAATACCGGTGGAGGTGGAGCAGGATCAAGTGGCCCAGCCCCTTGTGCAAAAGCAGGTGGATTAGGTGGTTCAGGAATAGTTGTAATAAGATATAAGTTTCAATAATGGCTGAATTAAAAATAGATAAAATACTCCCAGCAACGGGATCTAGTATAGCTTTAGGAGAATCAGGTAAAACTGTTACTATTCCTTCAGGAGCAACTTTAGATGCCTCTGCTGCAACTTTAACAAATATAGGTGCTAGAGTATCTTATTGTACTTCACTAAAAACTTCTCCATTTAGCGCTTCAGCTTCAAGAGGATATTTTATAAATACAGGTTCAGAGGTTACGGTTACATTACCTTCTAGTCCAAGTGTGGGAAATGAGATTATTATAATTGATGCAACGGGAAACGCATCATCAAATGCAATTACGTTGGCTGGTAACGGATCAAAAATAAAAGGTCAATGTGGTAATGCTGAATTACAAACAGACAGAGTAGGAGTTAGAATAGTTTACTCAGGATCAAGTCAAGGTTGGGTGACTGCTACAAGTGCAAATGAAACAGCTCCAACTTTAGCTACAGCTCAATACGTTGCTGCTTCTGGTGGGACAGAAACAACGTCAGGTAATTTTAAAATACATACTTTTAATAGCGATGGCACATTCTCAGTGTCTGCTGGTGGAAATTCTTTAGGTTCAAACACAGTTTCTTATGTTGTTGTGGCAGGAGGTGGAGCAACACAAGGTTATAGTTCAAAAGGTGGAGGAGCAGGAGGTTACAGAGAAGGTCTTGGATTAAATGATTCTTTCACAGGTTCACCCTTAAGAAACCCAACAGGAGTCCCTGTAACATCTAGCCCGGGAAGTTATCCTATTACAGTGGGTGCTGGAGGTGCAGGGGGAACAGCCAATTATCCATCAACTGCTAGTTCATCTCAAAAAGGATCAAATTCAGTTTTTAGTACAATTACGTCTACAGGTGGTGGTTCAGGAACAGGTGGTAGTGTAACTAGACCTTCCGATGTGGCTAATGGTGGATCAGGTGGAAATGGTGCAACTGGTAATACACCTCCAGTAAGTCCTCCTCAAGGTAATGATGGTGGGCCAAGTGGTGGAGGTGGTGCTGGTGAAGCAGGAGACACAGATGGTAGTGGACAAGGTGGAGATGGTGTTTCAACCGAAATAACAGGCAGTGCCGTTACAAGAGCCGGTGGCGGCGGTGGCGGTGGTGGAGTTGGAGGCGACGGTGGAGGAGGACCTTCAGTAGGTGGTAGCAGTGGGACTTTTCAAGCAGGAACAAGTGGCACAGCAAACACTGGTGGCGGAGCAGGTGGTGGTTCAGACTGGAGTTCAAGTGCAGGTTCTGGTAATGCTTCAGGTGGTTCAGGAGTGGTAATAATAAGGTATAAATTCCAAAATTAATGGTTTTACAAATTTTAATAAATAATATATAAGGAGAACATTATGGCACATTACGCAAAACTAGGAGCAAACAATAAAGTTATAGCAGTTCATGTTGTAGCTGATAAAGATTGTCAAAATGCGGATGGTATTGAAGATGAAGAAGTAGGT